ACGGCATTTATGTATACTACTTTACACGATTTCTTAGGACTTGTCAAGTCACATTTTAAGTTTTTTTCACTTTTTAATGTTTCGGGTATAAAAGTATGCATTACTTGTATCTTTGCACGATTCTCTGCATGTGAACATGCATCGACCTCACTCATGTCAGGGCCAAAGATATAACTTCCTGTAGATGAATACCACTTACCTTTTATACGAGATTCTATCTTCATCGTACATTTACGAGTATCTTCTACATATTTCTGTACATTCTTCTTGATTACACGAACAGACTCTATACTGCCCTCATATACAACCTTAGTCTTGGTTTTATAGTCGCAAGGTGTTTCAGTTGCGAGGGCAGTAGTAGTCAGTAGTGTAAAAACTAATGTAACTAATTTATTTGGTGATTGCATCTCTTGTTGCTTTAGCTATAATTTCAGAAATAGGAATAATATCTTTCTCACCATTTTTATCATCTTTGGTAAGTATTAGTCCATCTTTTTCTAGAGCATCTAAAGTAATTGAAATTGCTCTTTCAACATATTTTCTGGAGTTAAAATAACCCCCTAGAAAATATGATCCGTACATTAATCCTACGGCTAGTATAGTATGTGTGTATTCGTTCATTTCCATAATAATATTTATCTCTTCAATTCATCTTATATTACTATAATAGAGTATCAAAGAGAGTTTGTCAAGTCTTTTTTTATTTATTTTTAAGTTCCATTATAAGCGATCTTGCCTCATTATGAAGGCCTGCTCGTGAAAGTTCACTTGCTGCTCTTGCATATCCAAAAGATACGCATAAATTACTGGCACCATTCCATATACTCTTTAGTTTGTCTGTTACGATATCAAATGAATTATTATCGTAACCAAAGTAATCCTTGGTTATCATGTAGTCTCTCCCCTATGTAATGGATTGTAGTACCACTATGTATAAGGTAGGTATGTGTTTTTGACATGTCTATATGATAGGACACCCATGTGATATTTACGTGACTATACTTGTTTTTCTTCTAAATAAAATTTTAATTATTTCTTTACGTCTACGTTCTTTTATTAAACGAATGTATGCTTTAAATAAATATTTGTCCATATCACACTTCTCCTCGTCAAAGGTTAAGTGCGTTCCTTCGCAGCATAGCTACTTCCGTCCCACAAGGGATGAACGTATAATATTATTTAGCCTCCAGGCGGTACATATGTCATAACAAATAATGTAAGAACACTTCCTACTATTAATATACCTAACAACCATTGAAATATTGGGTGCATATTTTACTTCCTCATATTAGCAAGTGGATTTTCCAATGCCTTCTTTATCTTATTATATATATCATCTTTCAAATTTTTCATCTCTTTCTTATTTCTCTGTTCTAAAGAATCCATATTGCTTCGAGTTTGTTCTCTACGTTTATCAAAACGATCTGTTGCATCAGACACCATCTTACGTACTTTAGTATCATTTGTCTCTATACTCTCTCGTACCAGAGCAAAGGCATCCTTACCACGTTGTTCTACACTGTCCACCTGTTTCTCAATACGACCAATATCTTTCTTTAGATCATTCTTGATATCTCTAGTGTAGTCTACACCTTCTGTCACACTTAGTACTACAGAGTCCATCTTCTTATCTAGGATAGCAAGTTCTTTTTGAATACCACTTAGGTCTGGTGCTGTATACTGTTCAATCTTTTCACGCATATTCATATAGTCCTTATAGAACTCAAAGCCTGCATATAGTCCACCACCAAGTGTACTTAAAGCCATAATAACAGCAACCATCTTGCCGCCCTTAAATTTAACTCCTGCAAATTCTACTTCGGCCATTTAAAATCCCCACTGCTTAGTATATAACATCCATACAATACCCATACCAATAAGAACCGCTATGAGTATTCCCGTGTTCTTTGTTATTTCAAACCATTTTTCTATCTTTTCTTTATTCTTCAACCTTTGTTTTTGAGCTGCTGTTCTTGATTTCTTAATACGTTCATCACGTTCCATAATGATATCTTCCCACGTTCCCAAACCGAAGCGGCGGTTCACCATAAAACGAACCTTACGTAATTCTTCCTCTGCAAGCTTCTGATTTATTTTTTGTTGTGCTATAGAACCTAGAGAATTTGCATCATCATTTTCAAGACCCTTTGATGCAAACATAGCAGACCACTTACTTGAAACTATACTTGTAGGTTTTACTGCTGCATCTACGTCCTTCTTACCATCTATCATATTATCGATATGGCCTGCTATTGATCCTACGTCCTTGCACATATCAATTTGAGTCTTAATTGCTTTATATGCAGAGTGAACCAGTAAGAATCCTGTAAGTACATCTGGCATTTGTTATCTCCTGTATTGACTTTCTACCAATGCATTATGATCACTGTCACTTCCTCCAAATAAAAAATATGATGTATAGTTATTATCTGATATACTATTATCAGGTATTGTTGTATTAGTAAAGAAGTCAGGCGTATCAGGTATTATCTTTTGAACATTAAAGAATTCTTTTTGTCCACCCAACACTTGCATAACGATAAGAGTTTTTACTTGATTAGTATCATCGTAACGTTTTTTTCCCATACTTTTGACGATCTTATTTGCCGCCTTTTGTTTTGCCTGTCTTTTTGTTGAAGCCTTCTTAACCTTCTTCACACCCACAGGTTTAGTATTCTCTTCTTCCTCTCCGTCTGCTTCATCGCTGGAGTCTGTTCGTACCCTAGTATCCGTTGATCCAGCTTCGGAGGTTTCATTCTCGTTACTTGCGATATCGCTTCCACTTTCCTCTGTATTGGTTTCAATTTCATTATCTATCTCCGTTTCAATTGACGTAACTTCTGCTATCTCTTGTACTGTTTCTACCGTGGCCACAGGTATTGTGGGAGTAGGTAGTTCTGCAATGGGCGCAATAGTCATTGGTGCTACAATCGCAACTTCAGAATTAACACTTACTTCAGTAGGAATTATAGTAGTTACCAATGCAACTGTATCCTCTAGAGCAGCAACACAAGAATTTAATGTCTCGCAACTAACAGTACTAACTAACTCAGAATAAGTAGTCGCATTTGTTATTTCCGATTCTATACTATTATACACGAAAGTAGTAAAGATATCGTTAATATAAGCAGCACAACATGTTCCTCCATTAAGAGCACTATCCCCAAACAGCGTCAACACCCCGCTGGCTGGGACATACCCAGAATTTATCTCTAAATTACCAGTTTGAATAGTTGGGCCAAATATTGATGTACTGCCTATTTCAGTGTGTCCCAGTGTTGAATTTGACGAATCAAACATTTCTAAACGAATCGACCATGTATCTGGAATATTATTAGCTGCTTGATTATTATCTACTTCTCCTCCAAAGGAAAATGTAAGTCCTTGACCCTGTTCTGTAGAATCAATATCATTACCAAAAAGATCAGACTGACTAAAAGATTGTGTTATTGTACCACCGTTACCCACCATAAACCCAACGGCAGGACTAAATGCACAACCGCCTGGACAAGTTGAAATAGACCAATTTGCCGAAGAACCACCACCTAAGTGATTTGTAAAGGTGGGGTTTTTTACAATGTTAGGAACCTCAGTTTGTGTAACTGTGGTAGTCGTTGTAGTTGTAACCGTAGGTGTAGTCTGTGTAGTAGTCGTTGATCCATCATCATTCGTAACTGTTGATGAAGTAGCGCTTCCAGTAGCAGAAGAAGCAGAAGAACCTCCCGTGATAGTATTTGAGTTTACACCACCAGCATTAGAATAAGAGGAATGGAGGAATACCAAAGAACATACCAATAACCCCGACAACAACAGTGCCGGCGATATAAACGCCTGAACTTGGAGCTTCTGTAATCCGTTCTTCATCTGAGTAATCATCTGGAGAACCGTAAATGTCATCGACAACTTCTTCATCCTCTACTCCTGATTCTTCTCTTTTTTTTTAAACACTATACTATCTGACGGTGCTTCGTCAGGAAACTTCTCCCAATTATTTTTTGCAGTATCGCCAATAGAACCATTATAGGGACAAGGTGTTCCAGCCATCCACATAGCGTCAAAGACTCTTGCGTCCTGACACAACATACTTACGGCGGCAACCTTCATACCCATACCATATAGGCCACGTGAGAGTTTAAGCCTCTCACAGTTCTCATCAGTCACAGTTATACCTGAAGAAAATCCAAGTATTTGAGTTTGGACTGCTGCACTGGCTGCACTCTTACAAACGTCACTATTGTTAATGACTAATGATGGTGCTGATGCTGTTGGTGGTGCTTTGTCGGTCACAACGGTAGAGTTGGTATTCGTATCTGCCGCAAATAATATAGTAGGGTAAGACAACACCAAAGCAAGTATTATTGCTCTGAGTTTCATATTTTTTCCTATACTATTACTATTTATAATAAAAAGAAGGTAATCTATTGTTAATGAACTCTACTCTAGATATTATTTATATACCATTCTAGGTACTTTTCTTCCCATAATATCTCGTAATTATTGCAATTACCATAAGTTTTAATATGGGTGTATATTTTTCTTGGAGCATATTTTTCTATCATAGTTTTCCACCAACCAATAGGCTCTACGCCATCGTTAGTTGATATTCCTAGATAAACAAATCTTTCTGAATTTGAATATATATCTGCAAGAATTTCTGGAAGCTGTTCTTTTGGAAGTTTCTCTATTGTATCATAAGTGTAAATACCATCAAAGTTTTCTTCAATAATATCACCAGTATATTGTAATACTTTTTCTGATTTAGTGTCACTAATTAAATCTGATATGTGTATATCATTAACAGTCATATCAGCTTGAAACTTTTTATATCCTTCAATCCATCCGTTCATTTTAATATTTTCGATAGGTGGGAGCGACTTATTTTACAACCGATAAATGCATTATAGTATTCATCTGGTTTTAATAGACAATCTGTATCAAACTGTAGTTTTGCTTCATAGTAATTTAGTTCACCCTTTGACTTACACAGTCTAACTATTTTCCTATCAAACAATTCTAATCCGTGTTCTTCTACTAATAACTTTACTTCTTCACTTGAGCCGCAATAAGTTTTCCAATCAGTCTCCACTATCTTAGTGCGTTTTCTTTTTGCACCCTTCAGTGGAGGTAATTTTCTTTTTGACATTAAACCTTTTTTGCCAATATAGTCTTTACCATTTCTTTTGTCAGTTACTATATAAACAAAACCAAGATAGTCTTTAATCATCTCACTTGTAAATGGTTCACCCCTATAGTGCCAAGTCATTTTATTTTTAATAACTTTATATTAGTTACAATACATATTCTCAATTCATCTGTTTCTTCTTGTTTAGGAACTTCGTGTTGTAATGTTGCTGGAAATATTAACATGTCATCTTCATTAGCTGGATAATCAAACTCTCCATACAAATATGAGTTTGACGTAAACGACCTATCTGCTATTAGATATTGTTCGTTCATAATTTCTCTTCCAAATAAGCCTGTAGGACTACTATTCACAAACCGTATTGAGCTATGTTTTTCTGGATTAAAGTTAATATAATGAGTACAAGAAAAATCATACTCTGGGTGAGTATGAGCTTTCATGTATTGCCCTGTTTTAATTGCTGTATAGTTTACAATGTTCCAGTGGAAATTAAAAGGTTCCCCACTAACAAAACCATTAGTGCGAAAAAAATCTTCAAAAGTTTTTTGGTATATTTGTTTTAATTTATTATAGTTTATATCTATAAACTTTTCATTTTCCCAATTACCATAAGCATGGTGAAGATTACTAGAGCCCCACTCATTTCTATTATTATCTATCTCATAATTTTCTTTTATGTCACTGACTATTTTTTCTTTATCATAAGAATCAGGGTCAATCCTAAAATTATACACAGGAAAACCAAATAATATTCCACTCAATTAATCGTCCTCTTCATCATATCCTACTAGCTCTACTTCATCCTGTAGTTCTTCATCTTCTGAAAATTCTTCCCCACAAAAAGTACAAAACTTTACAGTATAATATTGTTCATTTAAATTATGCACAACTTTATATTCTGCTTCGCACGACTCACATACAATTAATTTCATTGTATTTCACAAAATCCTGCGGCACAAGCTAATTCTTGAGCACCGATTGTCATATCAGTTTTTTCATAATCTGATAGTTTTGTCCAATCAACTTCTTTAGGCATTTTATTTAAAAGTATAGTGTAATCCTTCTCATCAATGTCTTGGTACGGTGCTTGTTTATATGTATGTTCCGAAAATGGAAGGAAACTGACACCAGACATAAAGTCAAAATGTTTATATACCCAAGCTCCAACTTCAAGCCACTCTTCCTCTTTTACAGAAATAGTAACAGATGGTTTATGCTCGCACCAGTGTTTCTGATATATCAACCAAAGTTCTAATTGTTCAATTGCAGATATATCTGCACGGAATACTGCACCCTGATCAACCTTTACAGGAAAAGAGAATACAGAAGTGTGACTTGGATTTGTAACATCATCTTCAACTGGAAAACCAGTGTCTTTCATCATACGAGTAAGGGGATCTCTTTTGTCACCACGTACTGTACGAACATAGAAAGGATTATGACGAGCATGAATACCAGACGCAGCATCAACGAGCTGAGATACTGTACCAGATGGTTTTACACAGGTAACAGCAACACTTTGATTAATTCCTATTTTCTTTGCAAACTCAGCATTTGTTCTGATTGCTTCCTCTCTTAAATCTTGAAGTATACAAGGTAATGCATGATCTAACCCCTTTCCATTGAGAAGTTTATTATCCATAATACCAGTAAGAGAAACTCCTAAAAGTCTCTCTTCTTCACAATTCTTTCTCCATGAGGATGATACGTACTTGAAGTTTACAAGTGTAGCTTGAAATGTACCCAGAATCGTTGCAAGACGCACCTTCTCCAAAAGAGACTCCCGTGTGTCAGATGCACGTACTACTACTTCTGATAGATTACAGAACTCACGATTACGTAGAATAATCTCAGAACAAGGATTTGTACCAAATTGAAAATCTTCTGTATTCCTACGACCATTCTTTGCAGCCATCTTAACTGCACTCTCACGATTGAATATACCACGTTCTCCAGACTTGGAATCATAAAGAGACTTCCACTCATCCATGAATACACCTATATCTGGTTTTTCTGTATAACAAGCAGAGTTGTTTGCCAATGCACGTTGTGGTTCTGTATTCCACCACTGACCCGACTTTGCCGCTCTCATACGGTCATCAGAGAGGTTTGAGAGACTTATGAGCGCACTTCTTCGTACACCCCCTACAACTACTACCTCTGCAATCTTACAAACAATATCATGACATTCGATAGAGGATAACTTACGACCTTTTGCATTTCGGAAAACATTTACTGCAAAATTGAATAGATTCTCTAGAGGTTCTGGGCCAGATGCACGACCACCGAAAGTTTTAAGAGGAGCCCCAGCAGGACGAATCTTAGTCAAATTCCAACGAGGTATCTGACCGATATACAACATACCAACCAATTCTTTAAGAGCCTTTGCCCAACCTAACTTAGAATCAGCAACAGTAATAGTAGTGTCAGAATCAAAAAATTCTTCTGCAACGTCTGGAAGTTTTACCACGTATTGACGTTCCACACTGAAACCAACACCAGTGCCATTCATCAACACATACAGAACTTCATCAAATGCTTGAGGACGATCTATCGCAACATAAGAACAGTTATACCCAGCGATGTTCTCGCGTTTCAATGCTTCACCAGCTGTCATAAGACAACGCATAGATGGCATAATTCTTTGAGATAGAACTGCGTCTTCTAGTTCATCCCTTAAACTCTTTGTAAGTTTGTAATTATGCAATTCATTTAAATGTTCTTTGAAGAAATCAAAGTACCTTCCTACAGTTTCATCCCACGTTTCTCTACGTTCTTTTTCTGGCAACCACCTTGAATACCTTGATAGGTGAATAAATTCTTGGTAGGACGTTGGAAGGTAATTACTAGGCATTTATCTTTCTCCATTCGGCAAACCTTAACTTAGCACCAGCGCCAGAAAAGGTATTGTTTGTTATAATTTCTTGTACTTCTTCTTTTGACATACCTGACAAAATCATGTCATTTATATCTTTTTCTTTAACCTGTTCTGGCCACAGAACGATACTGCAACCTTTGTTTATTGTCTTCTCTATCTGTTTATTGATTTCCTTGTTTCTTGGTTCATTATCAAATATAACTGTGAAGTCTCCTTCAAGTCTATCAAAATCAGAACCACCAACTGCAAGGCAATTATCTATAAACAAACTATCTAATGGGCCTTCACACACATAGAAGTGTTTGGACTTATCTACTCTATCTAACCCAAATATTTTATCTTGTTCTTTTAACTTGATGGTGATATACTTAGGGGTTTCAATTCCAAACGCTCTTCCTTGATATGCAAATATTTCTCCTTGTTCGTCACGAAACGGTATCAACAACCTTGGGTGATCTCCATCCAAAGAAGGGAATTTGTTTGGTATTAAACTATTGGTAAATTTATAAAACGATTCGCAGAGGAATATGTCCCTGAGCGAGCTATTGGGTAACTTTCTTTTATCAACGATTTTGCGAGCAGGGTGATCTGTTTCAAGTTCTGAGATAGATTGGAGTCCCTTGAGGACACTTTTCTTCTTGAATACAGGTACATTGAATTTGAACTCCGGCTCAGGGTTATTTGACTTGACCCCTTTTTTATATCGTTCCATTATATAGTCTTTGTAAGTTTTAGAGTCTAGATACTCTATCAACTTACCCACTGTAGTGCCTACGTCACAATTATGACACTTGAAGAACAAATCATTCTTCTTTTGATATACAAATCCTCTAGCTTTTGTCTTATTTCTTTTGGAATCACCACAATAAGGACATCTAAAATTCCAAAGGTTATTACCCTTCTTTTTAAATTTTTGGAGTTGTGGTGATATTATATTAAGGTATTTTATGTCAATATATGAACTCATTAACACATAGTACTTCATTCAAAGGGTTTTGTCAACCCCCTATTATCATATACTTTTGTATAACAAATCCTGCAATGATAGAACCACCTATGATTATCCATCTCCAGCGTTCTAAAACACCTACTCTACTACTAAGTTCATCGCGTATTTTTTGTATTTCTTTATTTTGTTCTAGGTGTTGCAATGCCGCAGCACCCATAATATCTTTAGTATTTGTAGTGATACGTGAATGAAGATCATCTATCTTTTTCTCTAGATCATTTCTACGTCTTTCTATTTGATCTTCTGTAGCAATAAGTGCTTCCTCCTGTCTTGCAATCTTTTCTTCATGAACAGAAAGCATACGATGAATTGAGTTGGAAACGTCAGTTAATTTTTCTATTGCAATATCTAAACGATCATGTATTTTTGATTGATCATGCAATTCTTTTTTAAGAAGATGAACTTCTGTTTCCAACTCAGCCATTATTTAATTTCCACTTCTCGTAACAGACCAGACACCCCAAGCAAGGGCACCCCAAAGAATAACTTTGGTTAAAGGTATGGCAAAGAATAATACTGCGACAGTCGCTGCAACAACTATTATTCCTTGATGAGTAGAAGCTTCACCAACTCTAGATGAAATCCAATTACTAATCATATTAATCTCCTTATTCTGTTTTCTAATTTGTTAACTCTGGCTTCAAGTTCGTCAATCTTATTATTAACATTGGGGTGTTGTGCTTTCCAATTCTCTTCATCTGCCAAAACCTTCAATCCCAACTTTGTAGAAGCCCATGTCGAAACATCGTCAACTTTACTATAGAACCACACACCGGCCTTAGTGTCTATAAACCAACTATTTGCGGCACTACCTAATATACTAGAAGCGATACTACTAATTAAGAAAAACCACATTATTCCATCCAAATTGTGGGTTTACCCCAAGTTTTTTTATTTTTGCGTTCTTCATGTTGAGGATCAATTCTTTTCTTTGCCTCACCTAGATATTTACTAAACTCCCAATCCCATATCCAAGGAATTAATCCATGTACAAACATTAAAAGAAATATTCTAAGGGCATGTATAGATTCAAACCACGCAAATTTTAGGTGAGAGAAATAGGTTAGACCTACATCTTTGGGGTGTTCTCGATTTAACATATTAACCCCAATCAGGCAAAGTGCATTTCTCACACCTGCATTTCTTACAAACCTCAATATTATAAGGTTGTCCTTGGTCATTCTTTTCTTCTCTCATAAGGGGATTTCCACAATGAGTATCATGACCACAATTTCTACATTTAGACATCTGGATCACCATCTCTTGGAATAATAGACCAACGACCAAATGCAACAACCGCATAGTATGCTGCATAAATCTTCCAAGATGGTACATTAGGACTCGCATCCTTCATGGCCATCAAAAATACATTATCTGCAGCTTCTTTTGCTTTTGCAACTATATGTAAATTTTCAGAACTTTTAAGTCCCTTTTTAGAATTTTTACGATACTGACGAATCCTTAGATAGAGTAGGTCATGAATAATTGCAGACCTGGCAATATCCCAAGGTGCTATTATATTCCATAGAATTTTAGGAGTAGATGCAAGATCAGTTTTAAATCCTTTACTACAAGTAATTCTATTATTAGGAGCATTGACTCCTATATCTTTGAGAGCTCCAATATTGATTTTATCATTTTGATATGATAATGCTCTAGATAAAATCCATGTCTTAGGTGGATTATATTCTGCTTCTATTTTATTATTAAAAGTTCCCATAAGATACTCCTTATACTTCTAAATGTTCTTCTAAGTCTGTAATCATATGAGCTTTAGTTTGTCTGCGATCAAGTTCTATACCACGATCAAGAGCCCAGTCATCAAGTTTTTTCTTAGACATCTTTTTGAAGTCTGGAAGTTCTTCTTCTTCCTCATCTTCATAAGAATATTTTTCTTCATCGTGTGAATGTTCACCTTCGTGTGGATGAGAATGTACTGTACCATCTTCATGTTCATGTTCGTCTACGGACATACCCATTTCTTCAAATGTTAACATAGGTGAATCTTCTAACTTTAAAGTTGGTGCAGGGATAGTTAAGTCACCCATATACCTTTTAAAGTTAATATCGTTGTCACAGTCTTCACCCATACCATCTACTACATATTCTCCACTTTCTACACCAGCAGTAATCATTTCATCTGAAATTTTTGCAACAATAGATTTTCTATCAGCATGAGTGTTTTTAATTACAACACCAGCTTCTGCACCTATCTCTATTAAATACTCATTAGTATATTTTCCATCACTATTCCACTCTTGAATAATAGACCATTTTAAATCTGCATAATTCATTTTTTCTTCTCCTCGTTCACTTTTGGTTTTATAGCTTTTTCATAATATACAATTATCGATTTCTGTTGTTCTATGTACCTTTTAATCTCTGCCATATTCAATGCAAGTGTTTCATAATCTTTTACACTAAGAACATATGCAACAAGAGGATCACCATTTTCTTTTTGAAACTCTTCTTTAAACTTCTTAAAATTCTCTTCTGTAACTACCCACCACTTCATAGTTGTATTCATTTGTATCTGCGGCGGCCTGTTTTGTACAGGTATTTGTCTATCTACCTCTACTGTTTTAACTTCAACTGTTTTTAAAGCGTTCCAAGAACTACAACTACTTAACAGTAGGGACAGCAGTAGTAGACTCGAAACTTTCCAATAATCTTTTACTTGCATTGTTTATCTTCTTTTCCCAAATAGCAGGTTCTTCTGCACTTAATTTCTTTAGATTAATCTTACGTAGTTTAGATAACAGACTATTCTTATATTTAGTTGCTTGTACTAACTTAGTATTTAGTTCACTATTTAGTTGTTGGAACTTCTTTGCATCTGCAACAAGAGTATCTATAGTATTTTTTTGTGTTTTTGCAGCCATTTCTAACTTTGCACTGTTCTCTGTAAGAGTTGCAATACGAGATTGCGTGTCTTTATAGTAGTAAAATGCACCATAACCAACAGCACCTAAAATAGAAATAATAAACAATGCGATATAAACTTTAATCATCTGTCATTCCTAAGCATCGTTTGGTGAATCTGTGGTAAAGAATATTTTAAGGCCATGTAATCTAGCATCACCATTCATATTATCTCCCGACACATCTCTACCAATTCTGAAATAACACAAATCATTATCTGCTGGAGTACCAGCAATTGTAACTGCTCCACTTTCAGCTGCAACATATAATTCTTCAACAGCACCTTGAGCATTATCTGATACTACGACTGCTGTTCCATAAGCAACGTCTATTGTTTGATTATCATTCATAGCCACACCCTGTAATGACCAATCACAATCAGTTGATGCCGCTATACCAGACCAAAAGGCTTGATACGTTATTGTTCCTAAGTTCCATGATTTAGGAAAAGCAATAGAGAATTGAGCAAACTCATCTGCCCCTGTTGCAAAATCTAATACAACCATATCAGGGCGGCCGCTTGTTGTTTCAACTATTGTTATATCAGAACATGGATTTGAAGTAGTAGGAGTCATAGAAGCGGCAGGAACCCATATAGATTCTTTACCAACAGTTTTTATAACTACACTATTAACAGTTGCACCAGCAGTTGCAAGATCAACTGTACCATCTGCAGCAATTGCAATCGCACCAGCAGTGGTTGCAGTACCAATAGTACAAGCGTCTTTGAGTAGAATATCATCAACGAATGTTACAATACCAGTAGAAGCAATTGTAATAGCAGATGTTGAACTAGCAACACCAATTGTTGCAGCATCTTTTAAAACAATATCATCAACGAATGTTACAATACCAGTAGAAGCAATTGTAATAGCAGATGTTGAACTAGCAACACCTATCGTACCACCATCCTTAATTAAAATATCATCAACGAATGTTACTATACCACCAGAAGAAATCGTCATTGCAGTTGCGGCAGAAGCAGAACCAATAGTTTTACCATCACCTATAACGATATCATCTGTAAAAGTAGCAATACCTGTTATTGCCGCTGTTCCACTAATCTCTACGTTACCATTAATATCAATTAGAGTTGAATTTAATTCTATTTCATCATCAGCATTAATATCTAAATCACCATCAGCTGGAGAACCAATATTAATAGCAGAATCTCTAAACTGAACTACCATTGCGGCATTAAGAAGTAATCCTGTGTCTGCAACATGAGTAATCTTTACATCTTGGTCATCACCTAGATTAATAACGCCCGCATCAGCAAGAAATAAGTCTGACCAATTTAAGTTTGCCGAACCAAGAGTTGCCCCATCATCACTAGCAGGAGTAATTGATGTTCCAACAGTTGCAGTATTAATGACAGGGGCTGTAAGAGTCTTATTTGTTACAGTAGCTGTTGAAACTGTTGATAATATAACTCCATCATTACCATCTGGTAGTGTAAGAGTATTATCTGCAGCTTGAGAGTGTGGTGCAGCTATAAGTGTTTGGAAGTGTGCGTTACTTGATTCACAATAAAATAATATTTGTGAAGCTGTACCAGCATTTTTAAGGTCAATTTTACCACCAGTTAAAAATAATGCACCAGCAGCAGACATATCTAAAGTCATTGGAGTAATATCTGTACTACCATCCGTACCTTTAAATATAATATCTGTATTACTACCTCTTGCATCAATTGTAATATTACCAGCTGAAGTATTCAACGCAATTGCTGAATCACCAGTGCCAATATCATCTGCTGCAACAGAACCAGCAGTACCACCAATACCTAAATTTGCAGGTGTAATCTTTTTAAGTACACCACCATCATCTACAAGAACAAAATCTGCAGCTGCGTCATCTGTAGTAGTAGTTGCTGAATCACTGTTAGCAGTTGTTATAATTGTTCCTGTTACATTGGGTAGAGATATTGTTCTGTCGGCAGTTGCATCTACGGATGTTAATGTCGTTTCATGAGCATCTGCTGTAGAACCTTCAAATATAACCGCATTATTAGCATCCATAGTAACAGAATTTACAGTACTAAATGTACCACTTACAGAAATATTAGTAGCAGAAAGAGTACCTGTGCTT